CCCATGCCTGTCCAATAGACGAAAATATCCATCTTATTATATCCGAGTCATCATCTTTTAGACATAAATTTACCATAGTCTCATGAATAGACTTATATGGTAATATAGGAGCTGTGCCTGGAATTGTGGATTCTACAAAATACCTCTTCAAAAATTTTGGACCTTTCTTAACTATTTCACCTGTATCATAATTAACTTCTGTAATGAATCTATCAAAAACTTTCGCTTCTCGCAAGCGCATACGAGGAACACGAGCGAGAAATTCTGCAAAAGCGAAAGGATTTATAAGACCCCGAAGAACATTTACGCTTACACAAAGATGATCATCTCCATAAACACCAAGACGTATATACCCTTCAACAACTAATTTCCAAATTAGCGGAGCAACAGAAGGATTGTTGTGAGCAACCTCCACTATAAAACAATAAAATAATAGGGCCATTATCCAGCTATCTCCATGGGACGTTTCCTTTCCACCAGAATACATCACACCCCGCATGAAGCGCCAAAAAGACCCTAAATGTAGTACAACTTTATGACTGATATGGTACATTAGAGTTTTGATCAAGTGCTCTAGAACCTTTGTGGCTCTCGGATCTAAAGATTCCCAATCATAATAACGTGCCCCAGAAGATACATACAACATCAAAAGATAATCTTGTATATGTTTATCCAATTTCTCTATATCTCCCGTAAACCAGAAGACACCAGGAACATCGTATCGCATAAATTTCGCAAACTCATACGCACCCCCATGCCAGAATTTCATTCCTATTCGAATAACATTTCCACATTCAAACTTCATTCTAAAACCCATCAAGAGCTCTGACAAAAAAATCATAGGAAGAGAGGGAATAAAAAACTCTCGCATCTTTAACATTAATCCCTCTAACGTTTCTTCATCCAAGTCCTCTAACTCTTTACGCCATTCTTGCTTTGCTCTAATTATTTCCACGTCTATAAAAGGCAAAGGATCACCTTTTATAACACTCATTACCCATTCGTGAAAATAGCGAAGACACATTTCTACTAAAAAAAGTTTTTTTCCAGTATTATTCATTTTGATTGTTGTATCATTATGAATTGTAGTTCCCGTGGGACCTGAGAAAATTCCTCCGCTTGTACCTAAACCAATGTAATTGGTTAATATCTTTGGACCATAAAAGAATTTTCTCTTTCCTACTTG